TGGGACTCGTGTCAATGTTGTTTTTAATTCATCATTGAAGGATGAGCCCATATCGCAGGTGAAGCTTGAGCAGGGTAAGATTCGAGTTTTCCAAGCCATTAGTATTGAAGGCTTATTTATATTGCGTAAATACTTTCTGTCAATTATAGCTCTGTTTCAAACTTGGAATTTTGCAGGTGAGGCAGCTATTGGTATGGATGCTACTGGTCCCGATTGGGATGATATTGCCGAGTATATGTTCCAGCCTGGGTGGAAAGTCTTTTGTGGTGATTATTCGAATTACGATCAACGCATGGGATCAACGATGATGTTGAAAGCTTGGGGTATTGTGATACGCATAGCAAAGTTGTCTTGTCGTTACCCCACTTCAGCAATTCGCATAATGTGGGTGATGGCATACGAGTGCTGTTTTGGTGTGGTTAACTTTTTTGGAGATTTATTGTGTTTGAATGGATCCAATCCATCAGGTCATGGTTTGACTGTAGTGATCAATAGCATATGCAACTCTTTGTATATTCGCGTAGCTTGGTATGAAATATTCGGCAATTTGAATGATTTTAATCGTTTTGTCAGATTGATGACGTATGGGGATGATAATATGGTATCTGTCCACCCTGATGCACAGGAAAAATTCAACCAGGTAACAGTGACTGAAGCGCTTGCAAAGTATGGCATTGTTTATACTGATGCACAGAAGTCTGGCTGTGCTGCTAAACCATTTTGTGCTCCTGATGAAATTTCATTCCTCAAAAGGGGTTTTAAGAAATGGACTTTGCGCGGGAAGGAATATTGGTTCGCTCCACTTGAGGAATCTTCTATTTCAAAGATGTTGATAATTGGCGTCGACTCTGGACGAGTACCACCCAATGATAGGTTATCAAGTGTTTTGATCTCTTCAGTTATGGAAGCATTTCAACATGGACCACTATTTTTTGCTTTCCATTTGAAACACGCGCAGCAATGCGCCGAGGAGTATGGATTGGAGGAGTGGGTGACTTCGAAAGGAGGATTCCCCACATTTGAACAGCTCTTGGACGCCCGCGATGCGAAAATTTCGCGCCGGGCCTCCCTGAAGGGCTGCCATTAATAATAGGAATAGGCCTATCGCACCAGGTCGTTAACCAAAGGGCGCCCGTCGTCGTAGTCACCAGGATTGATCAATTTCACAATAAACATAAGATCGATACGAGGGACGACGGCTTGAGAGACCATGGGCAATCCCCAGAAAACCTTATTTAAGGAGCGCTTGGTCTAGCAGTTTGTTGTGTGCAAATCTGAAATGAGTATAATCAGATTGAAGATACCGTACTCGCGCAAACTTTATATACATTTACAGAGACAGACGCAGGAGATATCACTGGAGCCACATCTTTCAGTGATTCCTCTGCATCAACTACGGATATTGCCCCACTTAAAGAGTGGTTTAGCAGACCCTATCAGTTTGCTGATCTTGAGTGGGATGAAGGAACTAGGATTACTTTTCAACAGTGGTCACCATGGTGGGAATATTTTGGGAAGAAAGACATTTTCCG